GAGAGTATTTCTCTCTCAAAGCCTCCATTTTAAGCACCGCTTCATCTTGTGATTTAGCGAGGTCTAGTTCTTCAAATGAACCACCGTTGTAACTCCCTACAATTTTATACATATCTAGTTGTTTTGATTAATACAAATATACAAATAATTTTTAGAATACGAAAATTAATGAGGCATTCTCATATCATTTTTAATATCCCAGCCTTTAGCTTTGATTTGTTTAGGCATCTCAGCCTCTCGTTTTACATCAGCGATATACTGATTGTGATCCAGTACTATAGCCTTCATTTGTTCAGCTCTCGCCTCTCTTTTAAAGCCTATTATTCTATCCATACCATCAGGCATATTTACCGCCTCAGTCATTTGCTTTTCTTCCTCACAAACTCGCACCCATTTCTCAACGATGCTTAATAGATTGTCGTATGCTTCTGCTTTGTTCATAATAGTAGTTGTTTAGTTAGCTTTATTCACCTATTAAATTAGTAAAAGACATTGAAACACAACCATTCGGTGCTATTTTACCTAATTCAACTTTGTATCCATCAACCTCCCAAGTAAATGAATCAAAAAAATCTATCCCTTTTATGTCTTGTTTCTTACACAGTACCCATAAAAAGTTCTTCTGTTTAACTGTCAGCCATTTCACGCCTCTAAATGGTCTGCCATCATCTGCATTTTGACCCCATTTTGCTTGCTTCATAAAACTTTTTATTAAATCTTGGGCTTTCATAATTTCTTGTTTTTAGTTAGCTTTATTGCTTTTGATACTTCAAATATAAAACAAATATATTTAATATGAAAATAATTTTAAGAATAAAGCAAAAAAAAGACCTATATTTCTATAAGTCCCTAATAATCAAGTAAGTGATATTTAAAAAAAGTGAGTAATTCTAGCAACTTGCCCTTTATCAAACTCGTGAACAAAGCCCTCTACTGCTTTAGGTGATCCAGTAAACCCTTTTCGAGAGTGCCAACTATCTGCTGAGCTTGGACTTCTTAGATATTCAACCGTAACACCTATGAAATCTTTAGCATCTCGCCACTTATACTTAACCTTGTGATGCAAATGGTGAAGATACCAGTACCTAAACTTGCTCTCAGCCCATTCTTGTGGCTTTTCATGTGCCATCAGCATAGGTAGGTTATCCATCTTCGCACCATCGCCATGCTCTAGGCCTATAAGGTTAGCACCATATTTGTAATATTTCCTATGACTTACGCCTGCATCAACTGAAACATCATCGGTAAGCCTAAACCAACTCTTTAAAGCGTGTGCTAAATGAAAGCCACTTTGATAGTCGTGGTTGCTCATAGAGTGAACACAATCAACTGGTGCTATCTCTCTGAGCATCTCTACACATTTAACATATAACTGCAAAGCTATCTCATAATGTTCCCACCATTTACCATCGCAGTCCTGAGGCGTTCCTTTTGTAGTGGTATTATAAACATTATCAACGTGCAAAATATCGTTTCCTATGCAGAACAAAACCCTATCTATACTAAACCCCTTTGATTTATTAATAAGACCTTGCACACCCTCTATAACTCGTGAAACGGCAATAGGTATGTTGTATTCTTCTCCAGTTTCCTCACTATTAGCGTATTTGCCTATGTGAATATCCGCAGGATTGATAACAAGCAAGTGCCTCCCTGCTTTGTGTTTCACCTTTGGGTAGGTTGGTGCGTGTTCACTTATAAAAGTGTTCAGCCTTTTGAAGATACCATCTTCATCAATACCTTTTCCTTCCTTAGTAACAACAGAAAAACGAAGTTCCCCACTCATATTCTGCCAGTGCTTGACAGATACAACGTCTTTTTTAGAGATACCCCTATCTTTTAGGTGTAAATCTAGTGCGGTATTATCGTTAAAATTGTCTAAGGTGTTGGCTCTGTGCCTTTTGATTAACTCAATCTCATCGGCTTTTAGCCTAAATCGGTTATTTTTCTTCATAATATTAGTTTTGCACTAATATACTAATTTTTTTCGAATACAGAAAAACATAGCGGAATAATCGAAATCGCTGCCAGTATTAAAGTGTTCGTTGTGATCCCTCCTGCATCTATTTGTGTAACTGATGCAATCGCAAGTACACCACTAACAGTTCTCTTACTACTCCATTTGCCTTTAGTATCCTTAAACATCTCAGGTATAATTGTTAAAATACCTTTTGCAAATAGTGGATTAACTGGCATTTGTTTTGTCTTTTATAAAGTAGTTAATTAAATCATCAATCCACCCGAAAACCTTGTTATCCTTTTCCGTTGGTGTTAGGTTTACAACTATCTTACCGAAAGCCATTAAGCCGATAAGTAGCTCACCCCAATTTTGTGCAATAAAATCAATCATAATAAGTGTTAAATTCAATGAATATAAAAGGTAAATAAATACAATGTTTGTAACCATCTCCAAACTTATCCGACCAAATGCCGACAAGTATTCCAGTATAAACTCCTAAACCAATCTCAAATCCGCTCATATTAATAAATCCAAGTTACACAACTAGGTAGATCCTCATCGACATCTACATGAATAAATGTCTTCGCAATTCCTATACGAGTAAACCCTGCCGTAATACAAGCATCAATTATTGTAAATCTATCTGAACTATTACCGCATGATATATCAACTGCGTTGCCTCTTGTATGTGCTGAGTTAGGTTTTCCGCCTACCCTCTCATTTGTTGCTTTATCTCTCCAACTAGAATTGATGTGAAAAGGAATACCTGCTATTGTACGAGCTTCATCTAACTTAACCAATAAATCATCGCTCATTAGATCATAACACCCTACTCCGTTGCAAGTAAATTCATCTTCTGAAAAATGTTTAACCTTTCTTCTCATTTCCTATCTTTTGGATATTGTAAACTGCTGCCGTAATTAATACGATAGCCGTTAAAACGCTATTTATATCCGCAAAGCTAATTCCAATAGCTGCCGTATTTACAACATTAGTTTCTATTAAATCCTTATACATTTTTTATCTTACTTAAATATATTTTTAATTTTTTTATATTCTTTGCTTTTGGTCTATATTTCATAGTCTTATCCCTATATTATAAGCGTTGTCAATAGGATTCAAATCTGAACCACTATTAGAGGTATACTCAGGAAAGGAACTTGAATTGTCGCATAAATAATCAACTATTCTCTGCCCGTAAAACTCAGCCGTATCTCTCTCCTTTTGTATTAACCAGTTCAAATCCTCTTTAGATGCTGCCGTTCCATTTTCGCTATTCTTTTGCGTAACCGTTCCGTTCTTAATTTGAAAAGATATAAACGGCAAAGCCTCTATTAAAGCGTAGTGAATAATAGCATCTTGAACATAATCATCTACTAAGGTTTTATAAACCCCTGCGAGAGTTCCTGCTGCAATTTCTGTTTCAATCTTAACGTATAAATCAGTTCCTAAAATAACTTGCAAGTGCTTGTCTTGTGCTATCTTTAAAAAAGGTAACAAGAAAGCAGTATCTACATTGTAATTTATAGCCGTAGAACTCTTTAATTTATCTTCGTTGCAAAATAGTGATGCCATTATCTTTTCTTTATAAATCCTTTATCTTTCATATCTTTAGGCTTCATCGCTACCTCTTTAGTATTACGAACTCTGTAACCTTCTTTATCTGCCTGATTTGTGCTTACTGTCGGTGCAAGTGGAGATTTAACATCTACTTTAATAACACTCTTAAATGTTTTTCTTCTCCATTTATGGTGGCAACCTCCCCCACCTTTATACTTCCATATTGAGTAGGTATTAGCACCGCCTTTGCCCCAACCTGCATTGACTGACTTCTCGCCCATTGCGATAATGTCTTCTTTTCTGTATAGCTTACGAGCATTTACCATCTTGCGACAGAACGCTCTACTATTTGTACTGACTGCTAATGGTTCATAAGCATAGCGAACCTTGTACATAAAGCCGTTTATATTAGCGTCTTGTTCACTATTAGCGTTTGGTCTTGCCGTTCCACTACTAACAAACTTATACTGCTCTAGTGCTTCGTATTCTTCTGCATCTTCATCGCCTATCAACTCCCATTCTTCCTCGCTTAACTCTTCACCTAAACCAATCAACTCAGCAGCAACTAAAGTGTCGTTCTTCTCATCTTCTTTTGAGAAGTTTTGACACATATCAACGCCCGTTTCTTTCTCTGTTTCTTCAACATCTAAGCCTTCCGTATCAATAAACTCAATAGGTTGCAAAGTTTTAAAGTAAGTATCTAAAACAATATTATTTACTGCTAACACTTGATTGATAGCATCTAGTAGAATGTTTTGCTTTGGCTTTATTACCGTATTATCCCATAGCTGAGAAGCAGTTTTAATCTCATCAGCGTTATTACCTAAACCAGTGCTATCCTTAATCCCGAATAACATAGGAGATGTTACTTTATGACCTACTAAAATCTTCTTTGTTGCCTCTTCAGATAGGAATTTATATTGCTCTGAGGCTTCCGAAATAGGTAAACTTTCAATTGTTGTCGCAGTACTCGAATCATCGTTAAATGAAAGTAGGAATTTCTTCCCCCCAGTACCTTGTAACTTCTGTTCTACCTTTCGCTCTATAACTCTCTGCTCATCTTCACTCGGTAAACCATTATTAAAGTTTACCATCATACTAGGTGCAAAACCATTCTGTATATTAGTCAAGTGATAAGTTCCTATCTCCTCATCTATCTCTGCCCATTTCAAAGCACCTGCATAATCAACTGGTGAAAAGTAAAAGTATCCGGCTGCATAAGGCTTAATAACTAAGATTTGAGTTTCCTCACCTCTTGATCCATCAAACGCCTCTACTCTTTTAGGTTTATATCTGTCTTTTCTAAACTCATTCCAATTATCTGAGTAATACCACGCCTTGACCTCGCCCTCTGTTGCCTTCTCAGGTCTTAGGTTCTGCATAGGTATATGTTTTGCTTTAAGTATTTCCGTTCTCCCCTTATTCCAAACGATATTAAATGCAGCTTGACCTAGTAATTTTAAATCTCCTGCCACCCTTCGTAAATCTTCTGCCTTAAATATGGTACGCATTTTAGCGAAGTCTAAAGGCTTTCTATTACTATCCGTAGCACTTAGCCCTTCTCCGTAAATTTGATCGCTTACACTCGATATAATTGCGTTATTTACCGCACTTCCGTTATACCTATCAATTAGATATTGGAAATAGTCGTTATCATCGCCATAAGACACCCAATCCTTTGCAGGACTTTCGACTGCTTTAGGAGTTACTTGTGAACTAAAATTTATTACTTTAAAACTCATACCTTTAAATATACATCGTTTGTCTTATCTGCTTCTGCTTGTTTTATATAAGATACTTCACTCGTTCCACTTACCCAAGCCTTGCCCGTTTCTCGCAATCCGAGAACACTAGCATCTTCTATGTCTGTATTTGATGAACTTGTTTGTTCATATACATCGTATTTATAGAAACTTACATCTTGAGTTGTAAACTTCGGCTCAGAGCCAGTATTCAAATTGAATGATAATTCCACAACTCGCTCATTAACCGCCCACTTTGTAACAACCTTTGCTTCGTTTTCTTTAGTCTGAAGATTGGTTAATACAAGTAAATAGTAATTATTTTTCGCATCAGTTGAATTTTGAAACAACGATAAGAATATAGTATTACTCTGATTTGGCGATAGCTTTAGCATTTACTTTTACTTTATGTTTTTTCCCCAATGCTTTAGCGTAAGCCCTTGCATCTTTCTCATTATCTCTTTGTGTTTGAAGTTGTACCTTATCACCTACAAGGTAAGTAATAACAAAGACACTTTTCAACTTATCAATGTAAATCATCCTGATTTGCTTTAATTAAACTCTTTGCCTCTTCTCTTGTCAAAAGAGTATTGTTTGGATAGCTTAATCCCTCGCCTAAATCAATCAATGCAGTAATCTCACCGCTTAACCAACTCACCTCTAATTCCATCACGTAAAACTTAGCATCGTTTATAGTTAATTCTACAACTGATCCGTATGCAGTTTTATTATCCTCTCCAACTTCAGCAAATGTAGTTGGCAAAACACCAACTAAAACACCTTCTTCATCTAACTCTACTCTTGCATATCTACCCAGAAGTTCCAAAGGAATCTCCGAGTTGTAAGTCTGCTCATTTAAACAAATAAATTTACCTATCATTTTTATTTTTTAAAATCCGTAATCTGATGAGAAATCATCGCTAAATGAACTTCCTGTTTTATGTTTGTTTAACCCAGCTTTGTAGTTTTGCTCTACTTCGTCTGATGATAATGCTCTGTTGTAGATTCGTACATCGTCTATTAAGCCATCAACCGTTGTTGTGTCTTGAAGTAATAATATAGGAACTGAGTTGTTTATACTACCTAAGTCGCCTAAATTTTCCGAACCAGCAACACCGTTATCTAAGGAATCATTAAAATAAACATCTATTTTATCTTTGCTTCTATCTACTACGGCAGTTATTTTACACCAACCAGCATTGTAAAAACTCGTTGGACAGTATCTATAAGTATCAGCTGAGCTACCATCGTTTACTTGAAAATACCACTCACCAGCACCACTAGGAGAAGACCTTAATCGAAAACCTACACTACTAGAATATTTACTAATCAATGTACCACTAACTCCCGTTCCATTAGTTTTAACCCACATCTCAACACTAAAATCACCCGTGCCAAAATCTAAATTATCAGCATCAGGCACTTCAGCATAACCGATTCCATCTAAATTCAAACTATGCTCTCTAAGTCGAACCGAATTACCTAAGATGTCTTTAGATTGGTCGTTAGGGTCTGCTATTAAAGTAATCTCATCTGAACCTATCGTTGGCTTACTCCAATCCATCAAACCAAGTTGAGGTATTGTAGCCTGTTGGTCTTCCCAAGTCGCACCGTCTATAGTACCATCGTTGCCCTCTCCCGAACTATCGTAGTTAATCGCACCATCACCCTCACTCAAGTGCCAATAGCCTTTGAGGTTGTTTAAGGTTGGTGAAACTATTTCTTTTACGGAGATGTTGTCTATATAAAATTCCGTAATAGAACCTCCAGAACTCCCAGCTTCAAATATATGATTATCAGCAACACCTTCAAATTCAATATAATTCCATTGATTTACATTAAAAGTTGTTGTAGAGAAAGTTGCAGAAGAACCGCCTAACCTAATTCTAAAAGTTCCTGTATTATTCGGTTTAAATCTTAATGAACATTTATATTTAACACCCGATGTTAAAACACTCCCTTGCACTATAGCATAAGTATTATCAGCAGTTGTTGTTACTAAACAAGTTTGGTCAGATTGCCAAGTTAATGTAGCACCCGAATCTGTATTCCACCCATTAACATTGGCATCAAAATCACCGTTATCAACCAACTCACTACCATATCTCAATTCAGAGTTATCCGTAACAAGGTGCTGCGGATTGTTATAGTCAAAGGTAACATCGGCTTGTGTCCAAGCGGTGTTGTAGATTTGGAAGTCTGATAAGACACCCTCAAAGAAGAAGTCATCGTGTGTAGGTCTTTTACCTAATAAGATATTCTTATTAGATAGCGAAACTAATCCAGCATCACTTCCGTTATTAATAGTTGTT